TTTCCATCAGATTCACGAATTGCATCTATTCCAAACAACTCTTTGAAACGTCGTATAGCCGTATCGATATAAAGCGGCTCTAATTCTATTCCGTAACAAATCCGTTTTGCTTGATGTGCCGCAATAAGGGTTGTCCCACTTCCTAAAAAAGTATCTAAAACTAAATCTCCACGTGAAGAAGCATCCAAAATCAGATCCTTTATCATGCTGAAATTTTTGACTGTTGGGTGATATTTTAAATCGTTTTTATTTTTACCAAACCCGCCTACTCCAGGATAGCTCCAAACGTTTGAACGATATCTTCCGTGTCGACCAAGTTCTACATTATTTACATGACTTTCTTTACCATTACAAAAAACAAAACATAGTTCATGTTGTGATCTATAAAAACTACCGAGTCCGGCATTATGCTTGGTCCAGACACATAAATTTATCAATGAGTCATATGCTTGTTTACCAGCAGACATTATTTCACTTATATGTCTAAAATCTATCCAATGATAACAAAGTGCGCGCTTGGTTGAATATTTTGAACAAAGCTTAAAATTATCAATCAGGAATTGTGTAAATTCACTTTCAGACATTTCTCCTGCGGCCATCTTAAAATCTGCATGTTTGATTTTTCCATTACCACCAATTGCACGTGCTGGAATATTCCATGGCGGATCGCTTTCTATCAGATCTGCCAATTTACCTTGCATAAGTTTTTCAAAAACTAAATCATCCAGAGCGTTCCCACAAATAATTCTGTGTTCACCTATATTCCAAATATCGCCAACTTTAGAAACAATTTCTGATTCTGAAATATATGGAACGTTATTTACCTTTGGATCAGCATCTTTTTGTTCTGGATTCATCAGCACATCAATTTCAATATCATCAAACCCAGTTATACTTATATCCAGATCATCGCATATTGTTTCCAGTTCTGAAATTTCCAGACGTAATAAGCCTTCATTCCAACCACCGTTTGAGGCGATTTTGTTATCCGCAAGGCGATACGCACGTTTTTGCACTTCGGTCAAATGCGACAAACGAATTACTGGGACAGTATCCAGCCCAATTACCTTTGCCGCATCAAGGCGACCATGACCTGCTATCACCTCGTTGTTTTCATCGAGAATTAAAGGATTGTTAAAACCATAATGTTTTATTGACTCAGCAATTTGCTGGATTTGTTTTTCAGGATGATTCTTTGCATTTTTCGCATATGGATGAATTTCACCAATAGCGATGTTTTCTATTTTTAAGTCACTCATTTTGAGTACTCCTTAGTTACGCATTTCTTCCACGTCAAAAAGGCTCTTTGTAAATGAATACAAAAAACCAACGGCGGGAAAATCCGCATTGTTAATTTATAAAAACATACCTCGGTGGGTTTCGGACTGGATGATCTGGTAATTCCAGAAAGTCCTTCATGATTAAGCGATTAATCGCTTTTATACCTTTACGGTAATTTAAACTTACACCTCAAAATTATAACTGTCAAATTAATTTTTTAACATTATACGTAATTAATTATTGTACAATATTCTTGACTTCTGATGCTTTGTAAGCGGTAATGGTGGTGTAACCAAGGGGTATTATATGAAACATAAAAAGGTAAATTTACCGCAGAGTTTGGAAGAACTGAATAGTCTTAGTTATGAGAGAAAAGCAGATTTGTGGAAACTGTTTGTACCATATCTTTATAAACGGCAAATACGTGCTTTATGGTATTACATTCAATGCGAAAATCATGGTCTGAAGATAGAACAAAAACACATGACCAAAATCCGCAAATATATGAATAATCCAGAATTGTCTTCCCAAAACATTTTTAAGAATAAATATAAATTGAATCCTGGTGTTTTAATTACCAAAACCTTTCGTGGTCTGGAATTCAAAGTTTTGATTGGAAACAATAATGAATTTATTTATAAAGACAAAACCTATAAAACCCTGTCAGCTATTGCAAAAGAAATCTGTGGCAAGAAAGTCTCCGGCCCCGACTTCTTTGGATTGGATAATAAGAAAACCAAGGAGTTAATAAAACAATAACAAGAATATTTATTAAGAAAATATTTTCGATGATTAAAGTTTTTTATTTATCTCTATAATATTTTTTAATAATTCTATATCACCCGCATCATTAAGTTTATGAATAATTCTGTGACAATTTGGACACAAAACACAAAAATCATCACTATTTAAAGTTCTTTCATCATTTTCTTGCATATCTGAGTATGGAATTTTATGGTGAAGTTCTATATAATTTTCGCCATACTTACCATATTTTTCCCCCATATTTATTCCGCAAGCCATACAATTATAACCTAATGCACTTTTAATTTTTGTTTTATCATTTGACCTTATTCTACCTTCATAAGCAGAATGATTGGTAAGTTTTTTTTGTTCTTTTATCTCAAAATCATCAGCAATTTTTAATATTTCTTTTTCTGAATAACCAGCTTCTTTTAACCAATCCAAATTATCATTCAAGTTTTGTTTTGCTATTGCATGTATAGCTTTTCTTTTATTTTCTACACTGCCAAATATTTTATTATCTTCTTTTTCTATATCTTTTACTTTTTCTGAAATATCATCAATTAATTCATTAAATTTTTCATCTTTTGCATTATTTATTCTTTCCTGCTTTGTAAGTATTTTTTCTTTTTTTTCATAATAATCATAATCAATTGAACTATCTAAATAATTTTTTGGTTTATACTTATCTAAAAGTTCTTGCAACTCTTTTTTCGATAAAAGTTTAGTATAAAAAGAGGAATTTATTAAATTATTCATACCATTACCAAGAAGTCCAAATAATGGCAGTCCGCCAAATAGCCACAATAAAACAAACCAATTTATATTATCCTTTGAAAAAATACTTAAACCAAAAATTAAACCAATTACCCATATAAAGAACCCTATTACATTCCAATAACCACTATTCCAAAAATTATATGATTTCTCATCTAATATTTTTTCTATTTTCAAAAGAACTTCCCACTTTTCTCTTACTCCATACTGTTTTATAAAAACGGTTTCTTTTTCTTGTTTTATACCACTATCCAATATACTTCCATTACCAAAATATGAACAAAAATAAACACGTTCTTTTTGTGTCGCCTGATTTTTGCTAGTAATTTTATAAATCATATTTTATATCTTTATTTTACTTCGTATTTAAATTATTTATTTACACTCAAAAATATTATAACCTTTTGCAACTTTTTCTCCATAACCATTATACCAATCATCAGTACTTCCTACAGCACCAAGAACACCAGAGCTATTGCTAAATTTTACAGGAAACGAAACCGAAGATTTAGTCGCAGCGTTACCATCTAATTCAAGTGCGAATTTCGCTATACTTAAATAATCTTTATCAGCAACATATCCAATAAGAGTACATTTTTTATCAGAAGGTAAACCTGACATATAAAAAGCAAAATGATCATATTTATAATCAGGTCTTTTTGAAAAAAAGAAGTTATTCTTAACAAAATCAGAAGGAATTACTGACTCAACAAATCCACCCTCACCAACAACTGTTTTATTTCCCTCATATGGATAATAAACAGGTGTAACACAACCAAATAATACTAAACTCATTATTGTGAAGATAAACTTATTTTTCATTTTTTCCTCTTTTGTGAAAATTCTACAAAATAAACCCTTTAATTTCAATGACTTTTATAAACTTGACTTCCAGCCACACAAGAGCGTAAATGCAAGCAAGATAAGGGGTTAACAATGACTGTTATAAGATGTGCGGTTTATGTGCGTAAGTCCACAGAACATGGATTGGAACAGGAATTTAATTCGCTGGATAATCAGGAACAAGCCGGTAAAAATTACATTTTATCCCAGGCTTTTCAAGGCTGGGAATATTATAAAACCTATTCTGATGGCGGCATTTCCGGTGGAACTATGGAACGTCCGGGATTGCAACAAATGCTGGTCGATATGTCCAAAGGACTGGTTCAGGTTGTCGTTGTATACAAGGTTGATCGACTGTCGCGCTCTATCCTGGATTTCCACACGATGATGAAAACCTTTGATAAATACAACTGCAACTTTGTATCTATTACCCAATCGTTTGATACATCAAATTCAATGGGTAAATTAACGTTAAATATGTTGCTCTCGTTTGCACAGTTTGAACGCGAAGTCTCCAGCGAACGTGTGCGTGATAAAATCCGTGCCAGCAAAGCCAAAGGAATATGGACTGGCGGAATACCGTATCTGGGGTATGACGCAATTGATAAAAAATTAGTAATAAATGAAACCGAGGCCAATCAGGTTCGTGAAATATTTGAATCATATTTACGGTTAAATTCAATGACTGAAACTGTTAAATATTTAACATCAATTGGTATTGTTAGTAAGAAATGGAAAACAGCTGACGGAATTGAACGTGGCGGCAAACCAATATGTACATCTTTGCTAAAACGTATACTGACTGAAAAACTATATTTGGGGTACATTGAACATAAACGGAATAAAACAATTGCCCGTGGTGAACATCAGGCAATTATTACCCAGGAATTATTCAACGAAGTGCAACAGCGTTTGGATGAAAGAGCCAGTGGAAAATCTGGGCGGAGTAATTCTTCGCCGAACTTATTATCTGGAAAAGTATATACCAATAACGGTAAGAAATTTATAAACAGTGTTACCAAGAAAACCCACCTGCGCCCAATTTATTATTATGCTGTAAAGAAAAACTATATTCAGAATACAGATATTGACCCCATAGCAAAAAACATAATTGTTGAATTTTTGAATGCTAATTTAAGTTCATTGCCCGATGATGTTTCACACATATTAAAACAGATAAATTTTGAATCATTTGATTATATTAATCAACGTGCCCTTATACGGGCATTGATAGACCGTGCGATTGTTGCAGACAACAACATAGCATTTTTTATAAAGCCTGATGTAAAAATGCTGACCCAATTTATAACACCGGAATTTATAAATCAGAATTCCACAGAAATGAATTTTATAAAAACGGATGACGCCATTATTATCAAGCGCGATATAGTTTTTACCAAGGGGCAACAGCTGATTAAATACAACACTAATCACCGTGGTCTGATGACCGTGGTCGAGAATAATCATCTGATTGTTCGCGCATTCGCAAAAGCTTGGAAATGCAAAGAATTGTACGAAAAGACAGGAAACCTTGAGGAAGTTATAAAAACAGAAAGTATGTCGTGGCGCAGTATTTACAGATATTTAAACTTGGCATACTTGTCACCAAATATAATTAATGAAGTTATGTCAGGTAAAAGAAATTGCAGTGTTGATGAGTTGTTTAGAATATCACAAAAAATAATTTTATGATTTTAATTTTTGTGCTAATTGCTTTTTGATATCAAATTGAGTAATTAATTTCTTTCCTGGAAAAAGATTTCTTAAAATTGGAAACTTTTTAAGTTTCACTTCCCGTCCATTTAAACAATGATTAAAATATTCCATATGTGAACAAGGAAGTTTCGGGGAGTCATATTCCCGAATTCTAAATATCTCTCCTGGACGACCATTCTTTTTTTCAGATATTGATAATTTATTTTTAGCATCAGAAAGCAATTTATCTAAAGTTTTATATTCATGAATACCCCTATACGGATCAAAAGTACTCTCAAACCAATAAAATTTATCATCAGATTGAAAAACAAGAAATGCGTGGGTTATCGTGTTTCCCCTATTATTAATAACAACATCCATAAAGAATGTTCTACTTTGTATACCTTTTTCTTTTAATAAAAATTTAGCCAATTCAGTTTGTTCCCAACAGTGTCCTTTCTTGCTCTTCAAAAGTTGTTCTGGCGAATGAACGATTGCTTTCAAAACATCTGGTTCAGCCCAATATGAAATATTTGAGATATAGTTTTTCATTATTGAATTTGCTATGGTTAAATTGTCCATAATACTCCCCTGAGTTGACAGTACGAAAATTGGCATTGTATAGAACATGTCCAAAAATCGCTTATTTCATTTATAAACAAGCTTACCACTGTCAATTTTAAAAGTAAAGTCCCCGGAATCCCGGGCTACACGGGGGAAAAAGAAAACCCAACGCAATGTTGGGTTAATACTGGCGGACAGAGAGGGATTCGAACCCCCGAAGGCCTTGCGACCTCAACGGTTTTCAAGACCGTCGCATTCAACCACTCTGCCATCTGTCCTAAACTTTGTTC